CAACCTTAGTCAGCCCGCCCCGCGGGGCGGGCTGACTCTTGCTCAAAGGATACCATAAATCTTGGAACCAATCCGACGTTATATCAAAGGCTAAATTATACCCTTTTACGAACGTAAAAATATCCATTAATCCACTATTCCGACCGTATCTGAGGTCAACGATCCACTTTTCTATTTGTTGTTTTAACTCTTTTTTATTTTTAAAGTTCTGAGAACCATTAATAAGAGAGTATAGCCCGGTTTCAGATACATATATAGCTTTACCACTATGATAATTTAATGGCTGATTGGAACCTAAATAGTTGGTAAGAGCTGCATCTACCAACTTTATAGTATCTTGCAAGTTCATTTTATCTTCAGAATCCACATATCTAAACAAAGCATCTTTAGGGTTCTTATATCCTATACATTTCGGAAAATTTAAATTTCATTTTTTATTTTCTTCCGATAAAATATTTTTTTATGCTTTAAATAAGCATAAAAATAATTAAAAATTATAGTCTAACAATGCGATCAAAAGTACCAGTGACTACCTGATGAGCCACAACTAGTATAGTCTTTGCTGGAAAAGTACATCGTATCTTGTTAAAAATTTTAGTACTTAAATCCTGGTCTAAATTAGCAGTGCATTCATCCAACATGATGATAGACTCACCGAGTATTTCTTTAAAGGTTAAATCGAACGCTAATTTGACTCGGGCGTACTCTCCCGTACTAAGAGACTTGTAGTCGACAGCGTTACCCTTGTAGTTTATAACAACGTTAACTTGTGGTCTTTTGTCACTTATAAGTTCCAAATGAATCTGTATGGGGTCTCCAAAGCTTTCAGAGAAGAAGTCTTCCAATAGAATTTGAAGGTGTGTATTGATCACATTTACTATACCTTTTAAAGACTCGTGTTCAGCCTCAATTATTTTTTGTTTGAAAAGAAGAGTTTTAAGGTATGTTTGTTCCACTTTAGTTTTTTCGGTTAAGAGTTCTTTTAAGGTATCTTTGATCCTTTTATATTTTTTTAATTGGGTGTGGAAATTTTTATACATTTCAAAATTGTGCATGTATTTTATCCCTAAATCGACATCTTTTATAAACTGTTCTAGTTCGGGTAGTGTTTCAGCATTATAATTAAGCTTTTTCAAATCCATCTCTAAAGCCTTAATTTTGTCCACAATACAACATTTTTGTTTAATTTTTTCTACATCAATCATACATTCCATTAAAGCTTTGTTTAAACCACAAATTTTTTCCTGATTGTGTAAAAGTTCATCTTCATCATAATTTGGAGTATTTTGAATTTTAGTTTGCAAGTCATTTTTAACCTTTAACTGTTGACGAACAGAATTTAATTTTATGGTTAAATCTCTTCTTTCATCCTTTAAAACGTTTACATCTTTGATCACCGAAAGATCGCATTTTTCTTTTGGTATCTCCAACCTTAATTTTTCTAAATTTTTCTCAAGCTTCGTTAAACTAGCTGAAGGTTTAAAGGAACCTATTTTTCTCAATTCTTCAACCAACGTAAGGTATCGTTTGATAAAGTTAATTTTATCCACAATTTCTTCTTTATTGTAAGAGAGAGTGTACTCTTCGTTTTGAATTAGAGTGGCCAAAATTTTTTCCTGTTTTTGTATGTTTTTTTTCACCGTTTCGAAATTTTTTTTTATCGTCTTATTTTCAAAGCTATCACCGCCTTCTTCCAACTCCATTGTGTCCATGTTTATGGTTAAAATACACTCGCACCTCGCACATTTAAAAGATTTATAAAATTGAGACTTTAATGCTTTAATATCACCTTCGATAACAAGTCTATCATATTTTGAATTAAAGGTTTCAACCTCCTTTAATTTAAATAAAATATTTTCTAATTCCGTCAACTTGGAGTGGTCAACAGAACCCATTCCGCTAATTTTATTTTGAATGGTGGTTTTAGCCTCTCCCCTTTTAAAGGCCTGTAAGACCACGTTATCTTCACATATTTTTATTTCTTTGTTCAACTCATCAAGTTGTTTTTTTAAGGTTATTTCGTCCTTTTCAGATACCCCTGAATACTTTTCCAATTCCTTTTCCAATTCTTTGGATAAAAGAACCTTTTCTTTGATTTTTAAAATATTTTGAATTGTAGCGTTTGTACGGTCTAACTTCTTCCTTAAATCGTTTATTTGAGAATTTTTATTATTCAAAGTATCTGTTTGACCTAAATTTTTAATTTCTTCCTCGGCTATTTTTATATGGTTGAAAATATCATTATAAGTTTTAATTTTTTTACCTTCTTCTTCGATACTAGTTGTGGTAGTCTTCTTCTTTAATTCAAACTCTTCCAAATTCATCTTTTTTAGAGCTTCGGGTATACCATCTCCATCTGGTTTTTCGACGATATCTGGTTTTTGGACAATTTCAAGCATATTTTTGGTATTTGAAATTTGTCCATCTAATGTGGCCAGTTCTCTATTTAAATTCGAGATTGAATTTTTTACCTTTAACTTAAGGCTATCAACATCATAATTATTGTTTACGATAGTTTGTAAAAATGTCATTTTTTCAAGGTGAGAAAGATCCAGAAAGAACATTGAAGAATTTGCAATGCCAAAATATTTGTTAATGATAACTTGTGCTTCTTTGTCTTCATAAAAACTGCCGGCGTGTGTTACGTTTAAAATATTTGGTCTTTTGGTTCTTTTAATCTTAAAATTTTTATATTCTATCTCAACCTCACAACTAGTCTTATTAAAAGAAACCAAATATTTATGCTTTGTCGCTCCAAAAAGAGCAAACTGAATTGCTATTAAAATTGTTGTTTTTCCGCGGCCACTTGGACCACTAATTAGCGTTATTTCATCGTCATCAAACTCAAAGGTCTGATTGGTATAACATCTAAAGTTTTTCAAAGTTAACTTCATCTTTATTATATTGAATATTTTTTAACCATTAAATTTCATTTTGTATATAATAAAGATGAATGCTTTAATCGATTTAAATAATTGCCGTGAATATATGACTATTAACATTGGTGGTAAAGACCATAAAGTTAAATTGGGTGGAACAATTAACGATCCATATTTTTGTGGTAAAGATGTATGTGATATTTTAGGTTACAAAGACTATAAAGATGCGATAAAAAAATTCACCGAAGAAGAGGACCGTTCTAATTTTTCAGAAATTGTGGATAAAAATAACCTCACCGTGGGGGGGGTAATTTACCCCCCCCCACGGTGAGGTTCAAATAGGCCATAAAATTTTTTCATTTAGAGAACATTAAAGGAACAACGTGATCGTAATACAGATGAACCAGTTGTTGTACAGAGAAAAGATCTAATGAGTCGACTATCAAACACGACTCGTGGTAATAAAAAAGATCTATGGAATCAAATCAAAATATTTACAGGTTGGACCAGTTCTAAGGTTGAAATAGACGATGGACAATTTAAATATAAAATAGTATACTAATGCTTATTTTAACTTTATATTAAAGTTAACCTTGTTCCTTTGATACCCTTTTGGGTATAAAAGGAAAAATGGGAAGGGATAAAGGTTGTTGAAACCATTATTTTTTAGGAGATGTATGTTGTTGTGGAACTCTCTTTAAATAAGAGTTCTTTGATTCCTTGGTATGTTTAAAATTGCATCCAGCATCATTTTTATTTTTAATTTCCAAGGTACCATCAGGGTTTACTTTTACCACTTTAATTTTTTTGCATTTTTCTCCAAAGTTGCATTCTTTAAGGTCGGAATAGTCATGAGCGAAGCGACATTGTTTTCCATGGAAGCATTTAGCCTTTTTAAGCACAGACAAACAGAAACGGGTTGGTTTAGATGGTACACCATCTTGTGGTTGTTGTTTAACCTTTTCAGATGGAACGGTTGGTTTAGGTTGTGGTTGAGCTGATTTTGTTTTCTTTTGTTTTTTGGATTTTTGTTGTTTAACCTCAACTACTGCCTTTTTCTGTGGTGGTGGTAGTAAGGCAGCATAATTTAAAACCCCGTTTACCTCCCGATCAGTGTCACCAACGGTGTTGGTTTTATCCCACCATGTTTTTGGAAGAGTTGGCAATGTTTCGGTACTTTTTGTGGGGCTATTCATCCAAGGAAAAGGTTTAATTTTTGGAACCCTTTGTTTGGTGATGCTTGGCCTGTATTCTTCCTCCTTTTCTAGTGATTGGTAGTCCTCTCCATTGGTGTCGTCAAAGTCCTCTTCGTATGGTTCGTAGTTGTCGTAAAATTCTTCTTCGTAATCACTATCAGAATCGTAGTGATTGGTATAGTTATTTCTCTCTTCTCCTCCTCTCAACATTGATAGTTTAGAAGCCATTGTATTATTTATTATTTTAACTATTTTATTTTAATTTTAATCAATTTTCTGCATTTTAGGACAAATTGTACCATATTCGACTCTAACCGCTTGATGCTCGATATGGGTGTTTACCTTTTGGTCCATAGGACCGAAATGGATATAATAAAGATGAGTACCAGCAAAAAATACGTGTTTCGAGAAACTAGACACAATGGTGGAAAAAACCTAGAAGATTCCATATCTAAAAGAAAGGGTAAAATTAAACCCTCTTCAATATTTGGAAAGTGGTTCCAAAGTACTGATGATACGTGGTACTTGTACGCCTTACTATTTGGTTGTATCGGTTTACTGGTGTTGGTTTTGATACATCGAAAGTTAACCAGACAAAAGGGTAGATGGACCAAAAATTTAAACTTGAATAATATTTATATGTTTAAAGGTCAAACAAGACCTCTTGAAAACAAATCTGAATCTAGCGGGGAAATCGAATGTAGAAGGTTTCTAGAAACCATATTTCAGTCTCCCTTTCCAAAGGCTAGACCCGACTTTCTAAAAAATCCAGTTACGGGAAACAATTTAGAAATTGACTGCTTCAACGAAGCTTTAAAATTAGGAGTAGAATATAATGGCCAACAACATTATAAATTTACATCCTTCTTTCATAAAAATGTTGAAGCTTCTACCAACCAAAAATATCGAGACGAGCTTAAAAGACGAATGTGCCAAGAAAACGGTATAAATTTAATAGAGGTTCCATACACCATAAAATTAAGCGATATAGGACCGTTTTTGCATCTAAAATTAAAACAGCTTGGTTACATCAATTAATACTATGTTGCTAATTCGAAATTTATACTTTTTATTTTTCAACAAAATTTTTTAGTTAATAAATATGCCAAGTGTACCTCCAAATACATATACTATCAATAACAAACTATATTATTCGGCCGACGAACTAAAATCTTTTGATCCACTTTTTTTCAAAGGTTGCGGATCAAGTATTCGAGGTGTAATCAAGAAATATGGTGTATCCCACCAAGATCACTTGTACGCAATGAAACTAGAAGATAATCCGCTTGTGGTTACTTCGAAGGTTTTAAAAGCCAAACTGTTTCTTTCCGAAGAGTGGTCTAAATCCAACCTACCTTCTCTAAATTCAAACCGTGTATATAAATATGATCCTTTACCACCCTTAATAGAACTTGAAGATTCTGAAAAATTTATGGACGATGGAGGCAATCTATACAACGTTGAAACGAGAGGAGAAAGAAGCGAAGATAGGGTGTTTTTTAAGGCTAAAGATATTTCCAAAGTATTTGTTATGAAGCACCTTGACAAGGTTACTTTATTTAATAAAGAAAGAGGTTATTCCACACCTTTACATTATAAAATATTTTCTGTTCCATCAATTCTAATCAATGATGAGAATGCGTCAAACAACAGTAATAGCGGTAGAGTAACCTTTCTAACATATGAAGGTCTATTAAAGGTCATCTATACCTCTCGAGGTAACCCAATTGTCGAAAGGTTTAGAAAATGGGCTACGAAAGTGATATACACGGCTCATCTAGGCACTCAAGAACAACGAGAGCAACTCTCCAAGCAAATCAAAGGTGGAGCAGACCCTGAATCTGTTAAAAATGTTTTAAAGCGCAATGTAACCTCTACTCATTGTATATATTTGTTTTGTTTGGGTGGTGTTAACGACCTTAGAGAAAACGAAATTTTCAAAGAAGCCCTAGGTTCAAAGAACTTTAAAAATTCAGATAAGGTTTACAAGTATGGAAGAAGCATAGATTTGTGTAGAAGAACCGGTGAGCACCGCAGGTCTTGGTCACCATTAGAAATAAAACTAAGTAAATATGCTTACATCGACCCACAATATACATCTAAAGTAGAACTTGACCTTAAAAACTATCTTTCAGATGATTTAGAGTGTCAATTTTTAAAGGTTAAAGGACCAGATGGTCAAACCACAAACGAAATAGTGGTCCTATCAAACCAACAATTGAAACTTTTGAGCGATAAATACGTAGATTTATCGAAGGAGTATGGAGGATGCCTAACAGACATCACAAAAACTAATATAGAATTGGAGAGGAAACTTGAAACCTTAAATTTAATACATACATCGGAAATGGAAAAACTACAACACGCCGTGGAATTATTAAACGGGAAAATTGAATTAAACGAATCAAAGCATCAAACAGACCTTAAAAACAAAGAAATAGAAATATTACAGCTAAAAATGGAATTAATGACCAGAAAACATTAAATTAATTTTTAATGCTTACATTAAGCATTAAAAATGTTAAATTCCATCATTTCATCAATTAATTCTTCTTCTGTTATGGCCTCATTCAAGCCTATGTTGTTACCTTCGAAAGTTTAATTTTTAATGCTTAACGTAAGCATTAAAAATGGTTAACAATAATTTTTGCATTTGAAACATTTTAATGGTGCATCAGACATTGTCATAACAAAAGGAATAATTGTG